GCTTGTTCTATTCCAGTTTGTTGAAAAGCATGGCCAAGTTTTGTATGACCTAATCAATAACAAGGTTGGAGATAATCGCCAAGTTTTCTTTGTCCACGGTGGCACAGATACGCAACAGCGTGAAGCGATTAGAGATATCACGGAAAAAGAAAAAGACGCCATCATCATAGCGTCCTACGGCACGTTTTCAACGGGCATAAATATAAGAAATCTTCACAACGTTATCTTTGCCTCACCCTCTAAGTCTCGCATTCGAAATCTACAATCTATCGGTAGAGGACTTCGAAAGGGTACCGACAAGACAATGTGCAGACTATTTGATATCGGTGATGACCTAACATGGAAGAGCCGTAAGAACTACACTCTTTCTCATATGGTGGAAAGAATTAAGATATATAATGAAGAAGGTTTCAACTACAAATTAGTGAGAATACAGCTATGACCGATGTGACTGTTCTAAGATTAAAAAATGGCGAAACACTCATTGCAGGTGTTCGCCAAGCTGACTCTAATAATTATTGGGTTGATGATCCGATTGCTGTTATTGCGGTTCAAGTTACTCATGAAGGAATAAACGGTGAAACATTTCTTTTGAAGCCATGGATTGGAATTTCTCCTGACAAAAGTTTTCTTTTGAGCGCCGGGGAGATACTTACCTCCGGTTCATTAAAAGAAAATCTGCTACAGCAATACCTCATGTATATCGGCAACGATTCGCCTGAGTCAATAGAAGACATTGATGAGTTTGATGAGATGGAAATGCTTCAAGCAAGAATACTAAGAAGCAAAGGATTACTTAATTGATTCATTCTTGAAGAGCTACACTCTTCTTATACCACAAGAATCACCAGTTGTAAATACTTTTTTTGAATAAAAATGTTGCTATATATAAAAAAATGTAGTATAACAGATTATATCATGAGGGAGGTCCCAATGGCCAAGAATAAAAAAAATAATGTCCACTACGTAGATAATGCTTTGTTTCTAGAAAAGATTACGGAGTATAGAGAAAAGGTTTTGGCTGCTAAAGCTGAACCCGACTATGACCGTAGTAAGAAGCCTCGCGTACCTAATTATCTAGGAGAATGCTTTCTCAAGATAGCGAATCACTTAGCATATAAATCAAACTTCATCAACTATACCTATCGCGAGGAAATGATTCTTGATGGAATTGAAAACTGTATTACTTACATCGATAACTTCGATCCTGCTAAGTCTAGGAATCCCTTTGCTTACTTCACACAGATTACGTATTATGCCTTCTTACGCCGTATTGCGAAAGAGAAGAAGCAACAAGCAGCCAAGTATCGATACATCCGTAATCTAGATGTGCATGATTTAATCACGCAGGACCATGACGGCGGTGATTATGGCAACGAGTTTATTGACTATCTTAAAAAGACAATTGACCTGGTAGAAGACTTTGATAAGCCAGCAGAAGTCAGTAACATTCCTAAGCGCAGACCAAAATATCTGGACAAACAAAAAACTGTTGACTCTGGACTAGATTTAGAGTAATATGTAAATATCACTTCTAATTGAAAGGTACATTTATGGTTGATTCTCCTAAAGTTAATACTGCTGTTAAGTTTGTTTCTGATAACTGGTTCTCCCTATTGATGCTAGGCGTTGTTTCTACCGCTGTGATTTCTGTTGTTACTAGCGTTGCCGGTCATCGCGAAGAAGTTCGAAACATTTCGGTTCAGAATGCTGGGTGCATCTATCTTGAATCGTCTAAACTCGGCGAAGGTCAGCACTACATGATCTGTAATGGTCAAATTGCATTGAAGCGCATTCAAGATGTCGAAGAGATTGATCCCGAACAGGCGCTACAGGAAGCTATTCCTGATGCCACAAATTCTGCAACCCCTACGTTGGTTACAGATAAAAAATAAGGTGTAATATGACTAAGGAACTAATTGTTCCTGCAATCGTCCAGCAGATGGTCGATACTATGCAGGACAAGGCAACGCCGTCTAATATCAGACATAACTATATGGTGACGGTAGAAAATATTCGTGACTACTGCGATAAGGCATTATCACAATATGCAAAAGAGAAGCGTAAATGAAAGTAACTGATCTTAATACCGTTCATGTAATGATTGACTTGGAAACTCTTTCGACAAGAGCCAACGCGACCATTCTTTCTATTGGTGCTACCAAGTTTACTATCGGTGAAGGTATTATCGATAAGTTCTACTGTAACATCGATGCTAAATCTTGTAAGACCGCAGGGCTTCACGTTGACAAGTCTACTATTGATTGGTGGATGCAGCAAAGTGCCGCGGCTAGAGATGCTCTTCTTGTCGACCAACTGCAACTCGTGGACGCACTACAAAGTTTCACTGACTGGATTGGTAGAGACAAGGTAATGCCGTGGGGCAACGGTGCTTCGTTTGATATTACCATTCTGGAGTCTGCATATGCCGCGGTAGGTCTGCCGTACCCTTGGCGCTTTTATAACATCATGTGCTATCGCACCGTTATGAATCTTATGGGCCTTAGCAATGCTAAGATTCGTGCAGCCGAAAATGACACGCATCACCATGCGCTTGATGATGCAATCAGCCAGACTAATACTTTACTTGGAATTCTAAAGTCATGAAAATTGCGTTGATTACAGATACTCACTTCGGTGCTAGGTCGGATTCCATTCCGTTTGACAACTTCTTTGCGAAGTTCTACACAGAAACATTCTTCCCTCATCTGGAACGGGAAGGCATCAAGACTATTATTCATCTTGGTGATGTTTTTGACCGCCGCAAGTTTATAAATTATAATACGTTGAAGAAATGCCGAGAGTATTTCTTTGACAAAACCAGTGATTTGGGCATCGACGTTCATATGATTGCTGGTAACCACGATACTTTCTTCAAGAATACTAATGATGTAAACTCACTAGACCTTTTGCTCCGTGAGTATGAAAACATTATTACATATTCGGAAGCAGAAGAAATTAGATTAGACGGAAAAAATCTACTACTTGTTCCATGGATTTGTTCTGGTAATTATTCAGAAACTATGGAGGTAGTAAAGAAAAGTAATGCACAAGCAGTTTTTGGACACTTTGAATTTTCAGGTTTCGAAATGTATCGTGGGTATAAAAATGACCACGGAATGGACACTGTGGACTTTGATAGATTTCCTCTCGTTTGTAGCGGTCATTTTCACCATCGTAGTCGGTCTGGTAATATTTTGTATCTTGGTAATACCTATGAGTTTACTTGGAATGATTATAATGATCCGAGAGGGTATCACTTATATGATACGGAAACAAACGAAGTAGAATTCTTTGAGAACCCATTTAAAATCTTTCATAAAATCTACTATGATGATACTAATGGTGACCCGTCTGCCATCGACCTTCTACCCATGGTCGGTTCTTGTGTTCGCTTGGTAGTTGTGAAGAAAATCGACTTCTATAAGTTTGACCGCTTTGTTGATAAGTTGTATGACCTAAATCTAATCGAACTTAAAATCATTGAAGACTTTTCTGAATTTGAAACGGAAGCGACCGATGATGACGAGTTGAATGTGGAAGATACTATGTCTGTTCTCTCAGATTTTGTTGACACCATTCAAACCGATCTGGAAAAGAACCGTATCAAGTCTATTCTACAAACTCTCTATGTTGAGGCACAGAACGTTACAGTATGATTATTTTTAACACTATTCGTTGGAAGAACTTTCTTTCTACTGGCAATCAGTTTACTGAAATTAAACTAGACCGTTCACCCAGCACCCTCATAGTCGGTGAGAATGGCGGCGGTAAGTCCACAATGCTTGATGCATTATGCTTCTCCCTTTTCGGTAAGCCGTTTCGTAACATCAACAAGCCGCAGTTGGTAAACTCTATTAACAAGAAGCAACTTCTGGTTGAGGTAGAATTCCATACTGGTAGTAAATTGTATAAGATTGTTCGCGGCATCAAGCCAGGTCTTTTTGAAATCTATGTTGACGGTGAACTGTTGAACCAAGATGCTGCCGCCCGTGACTATCAAAAGTATCTTGAGGAATCCATTCTCAAGTTGAACTACAAATCTTTTACTCAGATTGTAATTCTTGGTTCGGCCTCGTTTACACCGTTTATGCAGTTGCCGTCTGGTACCCGTAGAGACATCATCGAAGACCTACTTGATATTCAAATCTTCACTACGATGAATGTGGTATTACGTGACAAGTTGAATGCTCTTAAAGACCAAATTCAAGATGCCGACGGTAAACTGGAAGTTTTGAAGCAGAAAGCATCAATTCAAAAAGAATATGTTGACACACTGGAGGCAAATCGTGAGAAAAGAGTTGATGAAATTATCTCACGAATCGAAGAAGGTGAATTATCCATCGCCAGTTTCCAAGGTCTTGTTGCTGCACTCGAAGGAGAGAAGATTACACACGAAGATGCCAAGGCAGCACTCGGAGATCTCGCCACAAAGCAAAAGAAACTCGAATCTTTTAAAACCAAATTTTCCACCCAACTCCGCGATCTCCAGAAGGAGGTGGCATTCTACAATGAGACAGACGAATGTCCGACGTGCCAGCAAGGCATTGCTCACGATCATAAAGAAACCATCGTATCATCCAGACAAGAGAAAATCGAAGAACTATCTTCGGGAATGGATAAGTTACAGGAAGAGTTTACAAAACTTGAGGAACTTATCGCGGAAAATGAGACTCTCTCCGAACAAATTTCTGAGTTAAGTGCAGAGATTATCACGAACAACAATGAAATTATTGTTCAACAAAGATTAATTCAAGCACTAAATCTAGAACTGAATGACATTACATCTAAAACTGGTGATATAGATACTGAAAAGAATAAGCTAAAGACTTATGCTAAGGAAGTTCTGGTTCAGAACGAAGAAAAGGCCAAGTTGAATGAAGAAAAGCATTACATGGATGCTGTCTCCACTCTCCTCAAGGACACTGGTATTAAGACTAAGATTATTCGGCAGTATCTTCCAGTTATCAATAAACTGGTGAATAAATACTTACAATCAATGGACTTCTTTGTGCAGTTTAATCTGGATGAGAAGTTTGATGAAACTATTAAGTCTCGCCATCGCGATGACTTTAGTTATGCTTCGTTCTCAGAGGGTGAAAAGCAACGTATTGACTTAGCACTTCTCTTTACATGGAGAACGATTGCTAAGATGAAGAATAGTGTTGCTACCAATCTTTTGATTTTGGATGAGGTGTTTGATAGTTCTCTAGATAACAATGGGACAGATTATATTATGTCTCTACTTGATACATTGGGTGAAGATACTAATGTATTTGTTATCAGTCATAAGGGCGATCAACTGTTTGATAAGTTCCGCAGTCTGATTAAGTTTGAAAAGAAAAATAACTATAGCGAAATGGTTGTATGATTTTTAATCAAACAAAAAAGATTTTATTTTTTCATATTCCAAAGACTTCTGGTTCATCAATACGCAAATTATTCTCAGACGGTAAAGATTTAAGAATTAATTATAATATTAAAGATGGCCATCCCTACCATGTAAAACAAAAACATGTTAGAGATTATCTTTCCAAATTTGATCTAACAGATTTTATTGAGTTTACTATTGTCAGAGAACCTCTTGATAGAATTATAAGTATGTATAACTATGGTCGAATTGAAATGTTCGGAGATTTTTATAAATTTGCTTTACATCTTTATACATGTTATAATAATCCAATTACCAATCATTTTTATCATAGTCAACTAGACTGGATAAAAGAACCAATAACTGATAACATAAACATCTTTAAATTTGAAGATGTTGTTAGAAATCTATCGGTACATGAAAGTAAACCACTCAAGAAACCTTTTGCCATTGAACACTTAACTGATAAAGAATATGAATTCTGTATGGATTTTTTATCAGAAGAATATGAGACACTTGGATATAATAGAAAGAAATGATTATGGAATTAATTAAGTTTACTGATCCGACACTTCGGGTTGAGCCAACTACTTTTGATTTTGATAAAGAAGATGCTAAAGATTTAGTAGATAGACTATGGACTAAGTGCAGAGAAACAAAGGGTCTGGGTCTGTCGGCAAATCAAGTGGGCATCGATGCTAAAGTTTTTGTAATGGGTTCAGATGATGACAATCGAAAGAATATTTTTAATCCTAAGATTGTTTCATGGTCACCAGAAACTAATCTTGCCAAAGAAGGTTGTCTAAGTTATCCTGGACTGTGGCTTTCTATCAAGCGCCCAGCAGCTATCACTGCTTCGTACCAGAATATAGACGGTGAATATATAGTAGAAGAGTTTACGGGATTGCCCGCTAGAATCTTTCAACATGAATATGATCATATGCTTGGATTGAATTTTTCTGACCATGCCTCTGAGATGAAAATGAAGATGGCTATGAAGTCCCTTGAAAAACGAGCAAAAAGGTATATTAAAAAATATGTCCAAAACAACCTCTGAATTTACAGTTGACTAATTCTTTTTATGTTTGTGCGATTAGTTCAACTTACTTTACCGGAAAATTTCACCGACAATGTTTTAGCATTGCGCGGTATAGCCAAGTCTGTTAAACGAAGTAATAAAGGTGGATGGCACAGTGATCGTTGCAATAGAAAAACTTATTCCTGGGCAGAATCAGTTATAGATAATGTTCAAACTGTAGCTGGTGTTACTGGAGATATAACTTACTGGTATAATATCAATACTGGTAGCGATTATAATGCGTGGCATCATCACGATAGGGGTGGCACAGATGAGATGTGTGCAGTCCTTTATCTCCAAGTTCCAGAAAATGCTGGTCATTTTGAGTATGAGATTGAAAAAGAAATCTTCCAGATTAAACCATATGCTGGGTTGTTATTATTATTTCCTGATGATTTGATGCATCGTGTTTTACCAAACGAAGGTGATGGCGAAAGAGTCTCCATGGCTTTTAATTTTTGGAAAATGGTGAAATGAATATATTTTATCCCAACGAAAGGTATATTAGAAAATATGTCCAATACAACCTATGATTTCGGATTTACATTCGAAGACCCTACCGAAACCGTGGTTCACGTTCGAGAACCATATAATCCCCAAGAAGATATAGATACCAGCGGTCTCAAAGATGAGATCATGGCCAAGCTATATGACCTAGAAGCTAGACTTCTTAATGTAGACCAATCGACACTTATTTCAGAACATAAGCGACTGGTCGAAATGGAAGTTTCAGAAAAATTGAAGCAGGTAGAAGATTTAATTTTACCTTTAATGTATAACCTGATGAAAAATCCTGAAAAGGAATACATCCACTGGCCGAATAGGACACCCATAATTGATAACCAAATTGAAAAGATCACCGCAATCACAAGATTCTATGAACGAGTTTGATGGTCCTTCTAAGGCTAGATACTTTGCGCAACCTGTAGCTACTGTAGTAAATCTATATCTTTGCGGCGAAATTAAAGCCGCCGAAGAATATGTAGAATGGTTCCAGTTATTTCGAGCGGCTGGCGAGACAGATACCATCTACATTCGTATCAACAGTGAAGGTGGCGACCTGTTTGCCGCTCTCCAGATAGTAAGAGCAATTCAAGAATCAAATGCTACTATCGTTTGTTCGGTAGAAGGCATCTGTATGTCGGCTGCAACTCTTATCTTCCTTAGTGCGGACCGCTTTGAACTATCCGACCATACCATGTTCATGTTCCACAACTATTCAAGTGGCACCATTGGTAAAGGTGGTGAAATGTATGATCAAATCACACACTTCCGTGCATGGTCTGAGAAGTTGTTTGCTTCTTTCTATAAAGACTTCCTGACGCCAGAAGAAATTAAGTCTATGCTTGATAACAAGGATATCTGGCTTGATGCGGAAGAAGTTGCCAAGCGTTTGAAGAACCGTATCGAAGCGGACGCAGAAGAAGATGCTCCAAAGCCCAAGAAAACTCGAAAGAAAGCCCCTCCTTTATAAATACTACTTGACATTCACTCACGAATCGAGTAGTATATAAATATGATTGGTTTTAAAGAGTTTATAAGTGAGTCGCAAGACAGTGCCGGATTAACTATCTGGGATATTGACGAGACATTGTTCCGTACCAAAGCCCGTGTCCATATCGTCAAAGGCGGTAAGATAATCAAGACATTGGGCAACAAGCAATACAATACATATAATTTACAGCCGGGTGAATCCTTTGACTTTAGCGAGTTTAGGGACGCCCGGCATTTTCGTGACACCAGCGAACCTATCGCTAAAGCGATTCGCAAATTGATTGCAATGCATAAAAATATCAAAGCCCGTGGCAGTAAGATGATTGTTATTACCGCTCGGTCAGATTTTGATGACCGTGATATTTTTCTAGATACATTTCGTCAACAAGGCATCGATATCGATGACATTCATGTTCACCGTGCTGGTAATCTAGGCGCTATGCCGTCTGCTCCAGCTAAGAAAATCTTTATTAAACAATACCTTGACACTGGTAAATTTACTCGCGCTCGTCTCTTTGATGATGCCGTTTCCAATCTCCAGATGTTCAAAGATTTGGCAGATGAATATCCCAACATTAAGTTTGAGCCATTTTTGGCTCATGCCGATGGGTCAATGACACGTTTTTAACTTGACATTACCATCGATTCGTGTATACTAATAATATAAGGAGAATGATTATGTTTAAGTCTATTATTTCTAGTATTGTTGCGGTCAGTGTTCTTGCTACTCCTGTAGTAGCAGAAGCCAAGGGTCGTGGTGAACACCGCACAGAACGCCACGAGCGCAAGCGCGGCAATCATATTAATACGGGCGAAGCTATTGCTATCGGTCTCGGTGCCTTTATTCTAGGTGCTGCTATTAAAAACAACAATAGCCGCGCCGAGGAAGTTGAGCGCGAAGTTTATGACCGCGAGTATGAATATCACTATCGTAACCGCGATGCATATTATCGCCGTGACCGCAACTGCCGCACCACAGAAGTTACTGAATATGACTACTACGGCAATCGATATATTCGCCGTGAGCGCCGTTGTTTCTAAAAGAATCGCTTGACATTTGGTCGCGAATCGACTATAGTAATAATATGATTGATTGATTGATGAGGTTTTGTGATGTCCCAGTTTGCTGAAAAGTCGATTCTCGCCAAGTTGTTGGCGACAGAAAATATCCATGTAGAACACCAGAAGACAAGCACCGCTTACTTCAATCTGGAGACCCGCACGGTCGTGCTGCCGATCTTCAAAGAAATGTCGGCTGACCTTTACGACCTGCTAATCGGCCATGAAGTCGGTCACGCCCTCGAAACACCAGCAGATGGCTGGCACTCCAGCATCTCTGAGAAGGGTTTAGGCTTCAAGTCTTTCCTCAACATCATTGAAGATTCTCGTATCGAACGCAAGATGAAGGCTCGTTATCCCGGTCTTCGTCGGTCGTTCTACAATGGTTACCAAGAACTCTTTGAAAAGAATTTCTTCGGTGTCGAAGGTATGGATGTCAATAAGCTAAAGTTCATTGACCGCATCAACCTTCACGCCAAGGTCGGTTCGTTCTTGAATGTCAAGTTCTCGGACGAAGAACAAGCGATTGTCAATCGCCTTGATAGCCTGAACACCTGGGAAGATGTTGTCGCTCTAGCTACCGAACTTTACGAGCGGGCTGAGAACTCGACCGAAGAACTTGACTTCGAACAATTCATGAACGCCCTTGGTGATATCATGGAAGATGGCGACGGCGAATTCGACCCGAGTGCAGACTACGTTGAAGTTCCTAATTCAGACAACTCCGATGACAAAGAAAAGCCACAGACGCCTTCTCCTAAGGGTCAGAAATCAGAAGACGAAACTGAAGAGTCGAAGTCTTCCTCATCGGATGATGCCGAAGAAAAGTCAGAAGAGAAGGACGAAGGCTCGTCTGATGGCAGTGAGTCTGATGATACGGAAGAAAGCCCTGAGCCCACTTCGTTCACCGATGAGAACTTTCGCCGGAATGAAGACAGCCTGCTTGATGCAAACGCCCGTGAGACGTTTTATGCCAAGCTTCCCGTTCTGAACCCTGCTGATTTTATTGTCGGTATCAACACCGTCGAAAAGATGTTGACGTTCACTGTTGGTGGCGCCGCATACCGAGCAGGTAAGACGGTCGAACAGGTCAAGATGGAACTCTACAAGGACTTTCTGAGCAAGAACAGCAAGTACCTTAGTTCAATGGCGCAGGACTTTGAACGCAAGAAAAAAGCCAAGTCGCTTATGCGCGCCCAGACTTCCAAGACTGGCCGCATCAACATGGACAAGGTGTGGGCTTACAAAATCACCGAAGACTTGTTCCTTCAGAACACGGTTGTTCCTAACGGTCAGAACCACGGTATGCTTCTGTACCTAGATATGTCGGGCAGTATGTCTTCCAACATGTCTGGTACCATGGAGCAGCTGGTTCTACTGGCTTCGTTCTGCCAGAAAGTTCGCATTCCGTTTGAAGTTTACGGTTTCATCACGAACTCTAGCGCACCACAAACGTATTTCGATACAGTGCGCAGCCGCAATAACTTGTCAGACCCAAACAACCTGATGATTTCTGACCCCAGTTTCCGTATGCTCCAGCTGGTGGCTACCGGTGTTTCTGGTGGTAAGTTCAAGACCCAGATGGCAAATCTTCTTGCTCTTGGCCAGTCTTATAATCGTAGCTATCATGACCTTTATCTAGACGGTCCAGCTGCCAACTCTTTTGGTCTTGGCAGCACTCCGCTAGAAGAAGCCATCCTTCTCGGCCGTTACATCGCCGAAGACTTCAAGAACCGCAATCGGGTTGAAGTTCTTTCGTCGGTATTCTTGACCGATGGTGAAGGTGATTGTAACTTTGAAACTGTTGGTCATCACAATGATTATCACCGTAAGAACCTAGCTATTGTTGACTCTAAGACTCGTCGCACATTTTTGCAGCAATATGATGGCAATAGCTATCGCAGCAAGTCTTATTGCAAGGCTCTTTTAGACCTGTATCGTGAGACCACGGGTTCGCGAATGATTAACTTTTACCTAATGGGTTCTTATGACCTCAAGTATTTCTTGGCTCGTTCGCTTCTCTCTGGTGTTGCAAGTGATGCCGCCCGCAAGGCTTTCAAGAAGGAAAGTGCCGCTCTCCTCAAGAACATCAATGGCTTTGATGACCAGTTCCTTATCAAGGCTGGCAGCAGTCTGCAAATCAAGGAAGATACTCTGACTGTAGACTCCAACGATAAGAAGGAACTGACCAAGGCTTTCAAGGCCTTCCAAGATAAGAAATCTATCGGTCGTGTGATACTGACCAAGATGGTCGAAGCGGTAGCCTAAAATTACCGCTTGACTTCTCCATCAATTCTGCTATTATAAAATAGTAGACAGAAGAGAGAAAGTGATTCGCTATGAATAATGTTGACACAAAAGGCATTTTGTTCTTGACATTTGGTCGCGAATCGTCTATAGTAAATAATGTGATTGATGATGTTTGTTTGTGAAAAGGTGATTTTATTATGATTAATACCCGTGAAGACATGTTGTCTGCCCTTCGTGCCGCCGATACAAATGGTGGTGTCTTTCGAAAGAAAGATGTTATCGCCGTGTCCAATTCTCTTGGACTCAAGAGCCGAATTGCTGACAAGATTATGGAAGAGGGCGAGAAGATTTCTCGTGGCGTTTACGATTTGTCGGCTGCAATGGTTGGCGTGACTGCCAAGCCTGTGCCCGTAATGTCTCAGCCAGTTGCTGAGATTACCTCGAAGCCCGTTGCTAAGACGGTGATGCAGCCTAAGCTAGAGGTAATCATTGACAATCTGGTTCCTCGTCTTGATGCGACCTACGTTCCGTTTGGCTTTTACACCGACCTGATTAAGGTTCTCAAGGCAGAAGCCTTCTATCCCACGTTCATCTCTGGTCTGTCTGGTAACGGTAAGACCACAATGATTGAACAGGCTTGCGCCAAGTTGAAGCGTGAATGTCTCCGCGTCAACATCTCGGTAGAAACCGATGAAGACGACCTGATTGGTGGCAACACCCTTGTCGATGGTAACGTAGTGTACCGCGAAGGTCCTGTTCTGACTGCCATGAAGCGTGGTGCAATTCTTATTCTTGATGAAATCGACCGCGGTTCGAACAAGTTGATGTGCATCCAAGCCATTCTCGAAGGCAAGCCATACTTCAATAAGAAGACTGGTGAGACTGTCTTCCCAGCCAAGGGCTTCAACGTGGTTGCAACTGCTAACACCAAGGGTCGTGGTTCCGATGACGGCAAGTTCATCTCGGCCCAGATTCTTGATGATGCCTTCCTTGAGCGTTTCGCCATCACAGTCGAACAAGAATACCCATCGGCTAAGGTTGAAAAGAAGATTGTCATGAACAAGATGGAAAAGGCTGGTGCGGTCGATGAAGAATTCGCCGACAACCTTGTCACTTGGGCTGAAATCATTCGTAAGACTTTCTACGATGGTGGCATTGACGACCTGATTTCGACTCGCCGTCTGGAACACATCGTTAACGCCTTTGCCATGTTCAAGTCTCGCCAGAAAGCAGTCGAACTTTGTGTAAACCGTTTTGATGGTGATACCAAGTCTGCGTTTCTTGACCTCTACAGTAAGGTTGATGCCAAGATTGACACAGGCCCTACCGATAACGTCAATGAAGACGCATTTTTTGAAGAGACACCGTTCTAAGGAGATATTATGACAATTCAATATAAGTATAACGAAGGTGACCTGCTTCGGCAGGTTACTGAGTATGTCAACGCCACTTATGGGCAGCACTACTCGCAGAACAAGTACCAAGCTACCGAGTTTATCATTGATGGTGGACATGGTGTAGGCTTCACGGTTGGAAACATCATGAAGTATGCCCAGCGATACGGTCATAAGGGAACTCCCGAAGACTGGCGCAAGGACCTCATGAAGGTCATTCACTATGCCATCATTGCATTGCATGTTCATGATAAGGCACAACAGCCTAGTCTAGCAGGACTTTACACGGATGTCAAGATAGAACCTGTTACTCTCACTGGTGTATTACCATCTACGATATCCGGTGGTACGATTTCTGCTACTTTGCCCACATCTACGCCCGACTGGTCAACCTATAATATGGGTACCAGTTCTCTCTTGACAAACGACACAATTTCTGTTATAACAAATACTGGTACTAAGACCAACAAGAAAAAAGGTTAATATATTATGAAAATTTCTAATGAAACACTTTCACTTCTAAAGAACTACGCTGGTATCAATACCAATATTCTGTTTCGGCAGGGTAATGTGATTGGTACCGTTAGTCCTGGGAAGAACATTTTCTCCCGTGCCACGGTTACTGAAACCTTTCCGCGTGAGATTGCCATCTATGACCTGAATAGCCTTCTGGCACTTCTGACCCTTATGGAAGATCAGGACGTAGATTTTGGCGAGACTAGCATCAAGGTTAGTAAGGACGGCTCGAAGTTCGAATACTTCTATTCCGATCCTGGCACCGTGACCGCTGCTCCCGACAAAAACCTTGAGATTGAACCTGTGTGGTCGTTCGATCTTTCTGCGGATGCAATCAGTATGATTCTCCGCGCCGCATCAATCACCTCGGCACCAATCATCAGCATTGTATCGGATGGTACTCAGGTTCAACTCAAGGTTGGCGACCCCACTAATTCATCGGCAAACTCCTACACTAAGACTATCAGCACCGATGTTGCTCCTGTGTTTGATTGCCGAGTGAAGACCGAGAACCTCAAAGTCCTGTCTGATAACTACACTGTCACGCTTGGCAAGAAGCGCGCCATGGAGTTTAAGAGCAAGGGTCGCGAACTCGTTTATTACATTGCAATGGACCCTGCGTCCTCTATTTAAGGAGAAATAATATGACTAAGTTTGAATTTACATTTAATGCCCGCATTCCTTATGATGCAGAAGAAGACCCTCGTGATGTAACCATTGCGTTTACCACGAGTGATATGGATGAAGTTGTTCGCCAGTTCAATAAGCTCCTCATTCTCAATGACTTTGATGCTCAGGTGGCCGTCGTATAACGGCCAACTGATACTGTGAATACTGGTCACTAAGCCAGCGTCCGTGGATAGACTAATATCGCGACGGACATTTTATTTTATTATGGAGAATCATTATGCGTGAAGACTTCCTCTGGGTTGAGAAGTATCGTCCTCGTAAGCTGGACGATTGCATCTTACCCGATGAACAATTGAATACCTTTCGCCAGTTTGTGGCGACTGGTGAGATTCCCAATATGCTCCTGTGTGGCTCGGCTGGTGTAGGTAAGACTACTATCGCCCGAGCCATTTGTGAAGAATTAGGCTGTGATTATATCGTTATCAACGGTTCAGAAGAATCTGGTATCGATGTTCTCCGCACCAAGATACGTGAGTTTGCATCTTCTGTCTCGTTTAGCGGCAAGACTAAGGTTGTTATTCTAGACGAAGCCGATTATCTGAATCCAAATTCCACTCAGCCAGCCCTTCGTGCCTTCATTGAAGAGTTTGCCAACAACTGCCGCTTCATCTTTACCTGTAACTTCAAGAACCGTATCATTGCACCTCTGCATAGTCGAACTGCGGTGATTGAATTCAAGTTGACTAAGGCTGACCGACCCAAGATGGCTGGTCGTTTCATGAAGCGCCTCGGTGACATTCTTGAGACCGAGAATGTGCAGTATGATGACAAGGTTGTAGCCGAAGTTCTCAAGAAGCACTTTCCCGACTATCGCCGTGTCCTTAATGAACTCCAGCGTTACAGCGTAAGCGGTACAATCGATGCCGGTATTCTAGCCAACGTCCAAGAAATCAACATGAAAGAACTTGTTGATGCTCTGCGTGGTAAAGACTTCAAGAAGGTCCGTCAGTGGGTCGTAGATAATATCGACAACGATGCTGGCATCATCTTCCGTAAGATTTATGATACCCTTCTTGATGATGTTAAGTATCCTGCGGCTCTTATCGTTCTGCTGGCCGACTACCAATACAAGTCTGCTTTCGCTACCAACCAAGAAATCAATCTCGTAGCCTGTCTGGTTGAGATTATGGCTGGGGTGGAGTGGAAGTAATGGACGGTATTCTAGAGGGTCTTGGGGATCCAAAGGTAGAATATAAGCCAGAAGATTATGTAGAGAAAAAAGCTAAGATTTCTCCCTTCGATTTCATCAACGATATTAACCACAAGAAGACCAATCTCATAGTAGATGAGTGGTCAGAGAAGCAATACAACCCTTGGATCATCAATCGTGGACTGAGTTTCAGTGCCGATACTGTTATTCCAGCCAACGAGATGAACTGCCGCCCACACCTTGATAAAGCTCTGCAAAATACTTTTCTTATAAATACAATTAGGTCTAGAAAGCGTTTTGATAAATGGATCAAAATTGAAGACGATGCCGAAGTTGAGATGATCAAGGAGTATTATGGCTATAGTAATGAAAAAGCTAGTCAAGCTCTTACAATTCTCTCCGAAGAACAAAAGAAAACAATAAAAGAGAAATTGTATAAAGGTGGTAGAAAATGAGCGAAGATTTTTTTGATATTAACTATCCTGGGTATGCTCCCTTGGAAGTTAAGTTGGAGAATCCAGACGACTTTCTAAAGGTTCGTGAAACTCTTTCACGTATTGGGGTAGCGTCTCGTAAGGACAAGATTCTTTATCAGTCATGCCATATCCTTCATAAGCAGGGTAGGTATTTCATTGTTCACTTTAAGGAACTCTTTGCCTTAGATGGTAAAGATGCGGACTTTAGCGATAATGACTTGCAACGTAGAAATACTGTTGCGCATTTACTTTCGGACTGGGGTTTGATTACCATTCTCAATCCAGAAATCCATGAGGACAAGGCACCTCTAAATCAAATCAAAGTAATTGCTTACAAAGAAAAGAACGAGTGGGAACTTATTCAAAAGTATAACATCGGTCGCAAAAAGTAGTTGACTTTCTTCTAAAAGTATAGTATAAATAAAGTGTGCCATGCTTCGGATGGCACACTTTTTAAACTCGCTTAATAGGAGCAAAAATATGAAATTTGATACAACAATGATCCCACAGATGGATCGTTATTTCGTTGGCGCAGACCGTGTTATGAAGAGGCTGGCAGATATTGCCGACCAATCATCCCAGATGATGCCAATTAAATATCCCCCATACAATATCAAGAAGGTCGATGAAGACCGCTACGTTATTGAACTAGCCGTTGCTGGTTTCGGTAAGTCCGAGATTGATATTGAATTGCAAGAAGGTCTGTTGAGTATTCGTGGTAAAATCGATGCCACTGAGAATACTGAATACCTTTACAAAGGTATTGCCGAGCGAGGATTCAAACGTGAATTTACTCTTGCCGACAATGTTGAAGTAAAAAGTTCTACTCTGGTAAATGGTATGCTAAAGATTTGGCTTGAAGCATTTATTCCAGAAGAAAAGAAAGCCAAGAAGATCGACATTACCGATGAGGATAATGAATATCCATCACAAGCTGCCGAATTCTTGGCAGAAGGTAAAACTAAGTAATAATTTAAGAAGGTGAATGCTATGTCCAATATTAAATGTATAAAGCTAATCAGCGGTGAGGAAATCATTGCTGACATTGATGAAAGTGCTGAGGGTCTTGTAATCCTACAAAAGCCTCTGTTGATTATGATGGTACCTAACCAGAACAATCAGTTTGGTATTGGACTAGCACCCTTCTGCCCGTATGCCCAGACCGGAGATATTCCTATTCGTGCTGGTGCAGTTGTTTCTATTTTCGAACCAGATACTGGAATGAAGAACGAATATAATACTCGTTTCGGTAGTGGTATCGTCATTCCAGAAAGTAAGATTATCATATGAAATTATTTACCGCATTTCTAGCCGCAGCCCTGATTGCCACTCCCGCTCTAGCAGTAGAGCATTCATGGAAGGTAACAAGAGTTATGGACGGGGACACAATCGAAGTCGAAGCACCATGGGTGCCAGCTCCAATTCCACCTGTAATTAAAATCCGAGTGTTGGGTGTTGATACACCTGAAAAGGGTGGACGTGCCCAGTGTCCTAAGGAAGCTGCTGGTGGAGAAGCAGCAACAAACTTTACTAAGTCTGTTATCAAGCCGGGACAGGTTATTCAGGTTGACCTAAAAGAATGGGACAAGTTTGGTGGCCGTGTTCTTGGTTATGTCAAGTATAATGGCAAGGACCTATCAACAGAACTAATCAAGGCTGGCCTCGCCCGCGCCTATATGGGCGAAAAAAAGGCATCATGGTGTAACTAACTCTCTTTACTTTTGTTATGTTTTATAGTATAGTAGTATTTGAATTGAAAAGAGGTTTACATGAAGTTTTATACCAGCGCACACCAATATGGCTCCAAGATTCTTGTTCGAGGTGTTCATAATGGTGTGCGCTTTAATCGTAGGGAAGACTTCTCTCCTGTTCTCTATGTGAAGAGTAAAGAACAGGGTGTCCACAAGTCTCTGTATGGCGATAATCTCCAGCCCGTTGAGTTTCAAAGTAACAATGATGCCAAAGAGTTTATTCAAACCTATGGTGAAGTAGATAACTTTCCTATCTACGGTCAGACTAACTTTGGGTATCAGTATATTACGCATAAGTTCCCCGGTGAAATCCAGTGGGACATGAATGCTCTAAAGATTCAGACAATCGATATCGAAACGCGAGCCGAGTTTGGCTTCCCAGATATCAATAATCCTATTGAAGAGATTCTTCTCATCACTGTCAAGGACCTAGTCTCTCGGCAGATTATTACCTTTGGTTGTGGTGAATTTGATGATGTAAACTCCGAAGAAATAACAGCCCTTCGTGCTACTGGCAATAAGTTTCTATATGTTAAGTGTGACAATGAACGCGACTTGTTAGAAACCTATATCAGATTTCATTCGGACAATCATCCAGATATCATCACTGGTTGGAACGTTGAACTTTTCGATATTGCATATATGATTGCCCGCGTCGAGCGATTGTTCAATGATGAAAATGCCACCAAGAAGAAGTTTTCTCCTTGGGGTCTAGTGCAACGTAAGAACATGAATGTCATGGGTCGCGAAATGTTTACCTATGAAATGAAGGGTATCGCCGTTCTAGATTATCTGGACCTCTTTAAGAAGTTCACGTATTCTAACCAAGAGTCCTATAAGCTAGATCATATTGCTTCCGTAGAACTTGGTAAGAACAAGCTGGAAAATCCCTATGAAAGTTTCCGTGAGTTTTATACTAAAGACTGGCAGAAGTTTGTTGAATACAACGTTCGAGACGTTGAAATTGTGGACGAACTTGAACGTAAGTTGAAGTTGATTGAACTTATTCTTACAATGGCTTATGACGCCAAGTGTAATTACAATGATGTTTTCTCACAGGTTCGCACCTGGGATTGCCTTCTCTACAATCACTTGTATGATAAGAATATCCACATTCCGCAGAAGAAAGACCAGCAGGGTCGCGGCATCGAAGGTGCTTACGTTCAAGAACCTAAACCCGGTAAGTATGACTGGGTAGTTTCTTTCGATGCTACCTCTCTGTATCCGTCAATCATTATGCAGTATAATATGTCGCCTGAGACCATGGTAAATGGTTATGTAAAAGACACCACAGTCCGCGGCCTTCTTGATAAGACCTTTGATCTAGATGACCTAAAAGACAATGATTATTGTATGACCTCAAATGGGTATTGCTATAATCGCACCAAGCAAGGTCTGTTCCCAGAAATCGTAGAGAAATTCTTTGATGACCGTCAACGCTACAAGAAGTTAATGATTGCCGCGCAGAAAGAATATGAACTTACTAAAGATGAAAAACTAAAGAACAATATTTCGAAGTATAACAACTTCCAAATGGCAAGAAAGATTCAGTTGAACTCTCTCTTCGGTGCCATGGGTAATGAATACTTCCGTTATTATGATGCTCGTGTAGCCGAGGGTATCACTATGACTGGTCAGTATATTATTCAGGAAGTAGGTAAGGCACTTGACGTTTATCTCAACAAAGTCGTAGGAACAAATGGACACAACTACTCTTTCTACAGTGATACTGATTCTTGTTATATTTCCCTGGAGCCTCTTGTTAGTAAGTTTTATCCTGATATGGACCGCGACAAACTCATTGGCGTTCTCGATAAAATCTGCGAAGAGAAAATCACAGAGGCGATCAACAAGAGTTGCGATGGACTTGCGGACTACACGAATGCATTTCAGAAGAAAATTATATTCAAACGCGAGGCAATCGCGGAACGTGGCATCTGGGTTGCAAAAAAGAGGTATGCACTTAATGTCTATGACAACGAAGGCGTCCGTTACGATGAGCCAAAACTCAAGGTCATGGGTCTCGAAATCGTCCGCTCGTCTACGCCAGCGCCCGTCCGCAAGAGCCTCAAAGAAGCCGTCAGACTCTGCCTGACTTCCGATGAAGCAACTCTGCAAAAGTTCATCGAAGAAACCCGCGAGGCATTCTACAAGATGTCGCCCGAAGAGATTGCATTCCCACGAGGCGTAAATGGGTTGTCTAAGTATACATCTACGGCTGATATCTACGGCAAGGGGACACCGATGCATGTTCGTGGTGCCCTAATGTATAACCATATGATCAAGAAAGCCAATCTTGACAAGAAGTATGAATTAATTCAAGAGGGTGAAAAGATTAAGTTTCTTTATCTCAAAGAGCCTAATACAATGCACGAAAATTGTATTGCTTTTCTCGGAATAATGCCAAAAGAACTTGACATTCACAGGTATATAGACTATAAGATGATGTTCCAGAAAGCATTTCTTGACCCACTTAACATGATTGTAGACGGCCTAGGCTGGTCTACCGAACCTAAAGCAACATTGGAGGACCTATTTGCATGAACGCACTACTTGACAAACTGAAAAAGAATAGCACAATCAAAGAAACAAATGTGCTATCAGAAAGCAAACTGTTTAGCACTAAGGATTTAATCCAGACTTCTGTTCCCGCATTGAATGTGGCTCTGTCTGGTAAGTTGGATGGTGGCCTAACACCAGGACTGACTATCTTTGCTGGCCCATCGAAGCACTTCAAGACAGCGTTTGCCATGATGCTAGTGAAGAGTTTCTTGGATAAATATGATGATGGTATTGTTCTGTTTTATGACTCGGAGTTTGGTGCTCCTCAATCATACTTTGAGAACTTTGGCATCGATACTGGTAAGGTTGTTCATACTCCCATCACCGATATTGAGCAATTGAAACATGATATCATGAAGCAAATCAACGAACTTGAACGCAAGGATCGTGTTATGATTGTTGTTGACTCTGTTGGTAACCTCGCTTCTAAGAAAGAAGTTGATGATGCCCTAGACGGTAAGTCTGTTGCAGACATGACTCGCGCCAAGCAAATGAAGTCCTTGTTCCGTATGATTACACCACATCTTACCATCAAAGACATTCCGATGGTAGTTGTCAATCATACTTACATGGAAATCGGTATGTTCCCCAAGGCAATCGTCTCTGGTGGTACAGGCATCTACTACTCGGCTGACAACATCTTTATCATTGGTCGCCAGCAAGAGAAGCAGGGCACCGAGGTAGTTGGCTATAACTTTATCATCAACGTAGAGAAGTCCCGCTTTGTGCGAGAAAAGAGTAAGATCCCGATTGAAGTTACCTTTGAAGGTGGTATCAGTAAGTGGTCTGGTCTACTTGATATGGCACTAGAAAGTGGTCACGTTATCAAGCCATCGAATGGTTGGTACCAGTTGGCGACAGAAGAAAAGAAGCATCGCTTGAATGATACATACAATAAAGAATTCTGGCTGCCAGTTCTGACTGACCCAACATTCAGTGAGTGGGTTGAAAAACGATACCGCATGGCAGGTGGACAAATGATGGAGGGTGAAAATGTGGAAATTCTTGACGAAGATGTTTCAGAAGAATACGAAAATCTGTGACGAATGTGGTTGCGGCATCAATCCTAAGAAAGATGCTGCAATCTGTCTTCATGGTTCAGAACATGGCCTAACTTTTGAGAAGTGGGTATGTGAAGATTGTTGTATGAAGATTGCTAATGATTATGAAGAATATTTTGAACTAGAGGATGTGAATGTTGCAGAAGAAAATTGAAACTATTATCCTAAGTAAGTTGATTTCGGATGAGGATTACCTGCGTAAGGTAATCCCATTCATTAAAGATGAATATTTTACAGACAACGCCGAGAAGTTAATCTATCGTTACATCAACGAATTTGTTACCAAATATAATTCTCTTCCTACCATCGATGCCATAAACATTGCTCTACAAAATGACCGCAAGGTAAATGAGAAAGAGTATCAGCACGTTACAGAAACTCTAACCGCACTTGATGATGATGTGGATGCCAATGAGAAGTGGCTTCTAGACCAGACCGAAAAGTTCTGCAAAGACCGAGCGGTGTATAATGCCATTATGCAATCGATTCAAATCATTGATGGCGAAGACAAGGTACATTCGCAAGATGGTATTCCTTCCATTCTCCAAGATGCATTGGCAGTTGGGTTTGATAACAACGTAGGACATGACTACATTGATAACGCCGAAGACCGTTTTGATTTCTATCACCGGGCAGAAACTAAGTTGCCGTTTGACCTCGAGATGTTCAACAAGATTACCAATGGTGGTCTACCAAATAAGACATTGAACATTGCTCTTGCTGGTACTGGTGTTGGTAAATCTCTGTTCATGTGCCACATGGCTGCAGGTGCATTGGGTCAGAACAAGAACGTTTTGTATATCACCCTAGAAATGGCAGAAGAACGTATCGCAGAACGTATTGATGCCAACTTGATGAACGTCAACATTCAAGAACTAAAAGACCTGTCCAAGTCTATGTTCGACCAGCGCATTGCAAAGATACGTTCGAAGACAGAAGGTCGTTTGATTGTCAAAGAATATCCAACAGCCAGCGCCCATGTTGGCCATTTCAAGGCTCTATTGAATGAACTCCAGTTGAAGCGAAACTTTAAACCAGATGTCATCTTCATTGACTATCTGAATATCTGTGCCTCAAGCCGCTACAAAGCATCTTCTGGTGCCAACTCTTACACTGTCATTAAGGGTATCGCAGAAGAACTCCGTGGTCTGGCTGTAGAGTTTGATTTGCCAATCGTCTCTGCTACTCAGACAACCCGTAGTGGTTATGCCAATTCAGATGTTGAATTGACAGATACATCGGAATCATTTGGTCTACCAGCTACGGCTGACTTGATGTTTGCCCTTATCGCAACAGAAGAACTTGACAAGATGGGCCAGTTGATGATAAAGCAGTTGCCC